CTTTGCTGGGCATGTTCAAAGTGTAACGCTCAGAAGTCTGATACGAGACTACCGATCTTTCAAGAAGGTTTATTGCTTGGCCTAGCTGTGCGCAGGGCAAAAGGGATAACAGCAAAGTTAAAAGCTGCCCAGACAGTGGTTAAGCCAAAGGTAAAAAAGAAAGCGGCTGACGAAGGTTTAGTATTAGGAAATGGCTGGATGTTCAAAGGTTCTGTTGAAGAGTTAGGAAGATATGTTGCACTGGCAGATGCCTTGATAGAACACGGCTTCGTTGAAGAGTATCATGGTATAGACACATGGCGTGGCAAACCTATAGAGGCAAGATTTTGTCACAGTATACGGACCTCAAAGATACCCAAAAGTTTCCTGTCTGAGCGTGGTCTAGAATTAAGAAAACATGGCCATTCATTTGATTTTCAGCTTTTATTTAGCATGATTCAAAAAGAAAGTGGTCCCTGTAATATGGGAACTATCATCGACACAGACTTCTGTGGTGCATATTCTATTGTTAAATTTAGACTATCCTTGGAAGAATTTCTGTCTATCAGAAACCTTGCCAACAATGCGTGTAATCAAGTCCGTAGGGGGCCTGTAGCTACTGTAAAAAAGCCACTGAGTGAGGCGGCACGTCAGCTAAACCAGAGAGGCCTTCGTGTACTTGAAGCCTTTTTATCCAGTGGGTTGATTGAAGACAGGCGGGAGCCTTCATCTGTCAAATGCAATAGCAAGCCCCTTCAAGGCTCTTTCTTTAGTGAATTAGGGCTAACACCCCGTGGCACATTTGACTGCCTTGCCAACCTTTTGTGGCATTCCAGTAATGGACTTCTAGACTACAATGACCAAGGTGGACCCATGGTAGGTGGTCTTGACTTTAGCTTGAGGCCGATAGCCGATACTGACTTGCATGTCTTTTCTTTTAGTAAATCACTATCCGAACTCAATCTGTTCACCTCTAGAATTAAACAACAAATGGGGGTGCCACCAAAGCCTTTCGTTGAGGTCATACACATACCAGACACCTCATTCACAGCCCAATTGTCTTTAAGCCAACTCAGCGAAGCATATAAACTACTAAGTTTGATCTTGAGTAAAGGTATTACAGATAAACGTGAAGAGCGCTGGAAATTGCCTGCCCGTGTATGGTTTGAATCAGCATTTGTGCTGCCGCAGGGGACAACGGACGCAGAGTTGCTTTTATACGAAATTGCTTACTTTGGTAAAAGTGCGGATGGTTGGGATGGGGGCAGTCCACGATTGGTTTGTAGCAGTATTAAATGCACCGAAACAGGTGAGATGCAGTTTCATTTTATAGCGCCCATGAAAGAACTCAAAAAATTAAAGCAGGGAATAGGTAAATTCCTTAATCAAGACAAGGAGTATGCATGACAGAAGTGAATGAAGCAAGAAAAGCGCTGGAAAAAGAACTCCAGCGCATCACAGGTAAGCCAAGTCAAATCCTCACGGAGAGATTAATAGACATGATGCAACTGGTTTGGGCTGAACTGAGAAAGACAGACTATGTTAAAAAATGAAATAGCAGTGGACTTGGTTGGCTGTATTAGTTGTGGCGCTGCGAAGACCGTTGTTTTGGACAGTCGAACTATTGTCAAAGACAGTACGCATTTCACCCGTAGAAAACGTGAGTGTGTGAAATGCAACGCTGCATACTGGACTAAAGAAGTAGCAGACCTCTCCGCAAGACCTTATCAATGGGGCAAAGACAGATGAGTGAGTATTCAGTAGTGTACAACAAATGGTATAACTTGGGTGTATTTAGTTGCTTAAAAAAGGCGGAGGAGTTTGCCGAAAGGATGAAAACAGACAGAGAGATATTCGAATATCACTCTCAACATGAAATAAGCGGCAGTGTATCTGATCTAATAGAAATATCTGATACGACCGGACAAGACTGTTGAGTAAATTACATGAACTAGAGCCACACATCATGGACTGTTGGTCAGTCTGTAATGACCTTGAGACAGTGTTCAAGCAGATTGGTGACGGTGAGCGTGACCCTACACAAGATGAGACTATGAATGCTCTGATCGGTATGCAACAGCTTTACCAGTGGAAGTTTGAGCAGTTGTTCTACAAGTTTGAGGACATAAACTCTTAACGGCCCTTAGAGACATCTAACTAACAGGTCAGCTATTTTTAGGCTGGCCTTTTTTTTGTTTTGGCTTGAGTTTTTTTTGTTTGTCAAAGGAATCATTAACTTTGAAAAATAATATGACAATTATGTCACCTAAAAATGCACATAATGCACCGTGCATTATCTGAATGTGCAGTGCATTCTTGAATTAACTATTATCTGTAAGTGACTGATAATTAAACAAATGGCTCCGGCGGTAGGGATCGAACCTACGACCAATTGAGTAATGGGAGCTGTTTGTTTTCAATGACTTATAAAGTTATTTTGTAGAACCTGTTAATTGTTAGCTGTTGTTGTAAATAGTTAACTAAATTATAACTTAAAGTACTTGTTAGCTGTTGACAGAAATAATTAACTATATAAGCTGACGCTGTCCCTGCTAAGGGGCAGCATAGCCAAGGGCTTATAATGACCTACGCCGAACAACTTCAAATAGTCAAAGATATCCCCATTCGAGAGGGTGTAACGAAAGTTATAACATGCCCATTCTGCGGAGGTCTAAAGAAATTAGCACTGTCTAAAATGGATGGTAAGCTAATGTGGAACTGCTACAGAGCCTCATGCGAAGGCAAAGGCATCTACACTGGTAAACGAGACCTACAGTCGGCTAAGAAATATCTCTCCGGCCAGGTAACGCAGCATAAGGCATTCGTCCGACCTCTCCCCAGCATTACGACTGCAATTGAAAACCATCGACCTGCTTTAGACTATTTGGAGAAGGTGAACAGCCTTGAGGCTTATCTGAACAAGTACATCAAAATACGATATGATCCGTCAGGTGACCGGGTGCTGTTTTATGCAGAGAATGGGGCTGTAGGTCGATCTTTAGGCTCATACGGCCCTAAATGGGTAACATTTGGAACTATTGCCGGAGGTGTTCATGTAGGCACTGGCACAACTGCTGTCTTAGTTGAAGACGTTCCATCAGCATGTTCCGTTAGCAGAATAAATGGGTTGGTAGGTGTTGCTCTGCTAGGAACTACCGTTACCCGCGCCATTAATACTTTAACTAAATGTTATAAAAATAGGATAATTATTCTTGACAAAGACGCAGCTAGTAAGGCTATATCAATTAGAAGGCAATTAGGCTTTGAATTTAAAGTGCGTTTTACTAGCAGGGATTTAAAGTTTTTAACTATTGACGAAATACAGTATTTAATGAAATAAACTGTAGAACGGCTGCAACCATACGAACAGCCAGAAAAAGGGGGAATTAATAGTATGACAAAAAGATTAAGACATAGCGGGAAGGGGTATCAATGTTTAATATAGCTAAATCGAATAAATATTCCCGTGGTTTTAAACTAAACTTGACTTCTGGGCTATCAATTCAAGGCAAGTATGCTTCAGGATTCTACGGGCAAACCGTAACCAGTTGGCGTCATAAGCCTATTGGACCACCTGTATATAAATAAAGCTGGTACACCCAGCCTCAACGTGAAAGGCGCAGCTCATGGCTGCGGAACAATGTGTGCGTCATCTTATTCTTTTCTGACGTAAATATAAAGGAACTGACCAATGAAAATCCGAGCAATCTCGATTATTGATATGTCAATCGAGGGGGGCTTCAGAGAAGCCGCTGATATAGAGGACTCACTTAATGCTGTAATTAAGAAGTTCTGTGACTCTAACAAAGATGTAGTCACTTACCAAACGGAGGTACGTGACCGCCGGGGGGATAAGGCTCCTGACATTTCAAAAATGAAATTCCGAAGTAACTAATATAATTTAGTTTACTTTTAAACCTAAAGAGCTTCTCAGAAATGAGGGGCTTTTTTTTTATTTCCAACTGTTCTAAGGTGCGGATATTCGCGGCTAACTAAAGGAACAGTAAATTGCACCAATCACTACTTAAAGCATGTCTCAGTTACGAATTTTATAGTAATAATAAAACTAAACTCAGAGCTTCCTTATTCGATGATACCTTTAAAGATTTGTATAAAACAATAGAAGCTATGCATACCAAATTTGCCATTGATATTACCGAAAATGAGATGTTTTCGTATTGGAAGGCTCAAAACCCCACCTCCACAGAGAGTTGGTCAGATGAAATCGGGGTCTTAGTCAGCGAAATATCCAGCGCAGAAGTTCTAAACCCGGCTATTGCAGAGGATGTGATCAGTAATCTTTGGAGACAAAGCATAGGTCTCGACATAGCCGATTTAGGCATAGCTATGTCGGAAGGTGATGTTTCCGCTATGGACCGCTTGAATGTTTTATTGGAGACAGTTTCTAGTGGATATGTACCCAATCGATTTGATGACTGCATAGTCACCGACGATATCTATGAAATGCTTGCCGCAGTATCTGATGAAAATAGATTTAAATTTAATATCCCTACATTATCCAAGGAGGTTTACGGATTAGCCCGTGGCGAATTTGCTTGTTTTGCTGCTTACTCCAATGTGGGTAAGACCGCCTTTGCTATTAGCCTGAGTGCAGCGCCGGGAGGCTTTTGTGAGCAAGGTGCTAAAGTGGGCTACATTGCTAATGAAGAATTTGGTAAGCGCGTAAAGCTAAGGGCTGTCCAAGCATATGCGGGTATGACCAAAGAAGAGGTTATATTCGAGCCTCGAAAAGCGGCTGCTATATATAGTGGAATTAAAGACAAGCTAATATTTGCAGACGCCCAAGATTGGGATGTCCAAACACTAGACGCATACTTGGGGCAGGGAAACTTTGGGGTGGTCTTTGTTGATATGGCCGACAAAATCTCACTCTCTTCCAATTTCAACAGTAGCCATGAGCGTCTGGCTGACCTTTACTATCGTCTGCGTGAACTCGCTAAAAAGCATAATGTGGCGCTTATCGGAATGTCTCAGGCATCCGGTGAAGCTGAAGGTAAAACAAGACTTACCATGTCTATGTTGGCAGGCAGTCGTGTAGCGAAGCAGGCTGAATGTGATCTTTTAATCGGCCTGGGTAAAGGAAACAGCCCAGACGAAGATAAAGACCCCACCCGCTATATAAATGTTATGAAGAATAAGATCAGCGGATGGCATGGCATGATCATATGTAATCTGGACGCAGATCGTAATAGATATGGAGCTTGATAGCAGCAAGAAGTGGTTAGTAATCGACCTTGAGACAACTGTTGATCATATTGAAGGCCGTATCGATAACTCCCCTAAGAACCCTCTGAACAAGTGTGTGTCTGGTCATTATGGCTGGTTAGGTGATGAAACGGTAGATATCGTACACTCAGATGTATGGAATCATAACGACTATGAGGGCAGTGACCCTATAACTCGCTTGGAAGAGCATCTGGCTGAAGCCTACGGGTGCATCATGCACAACGCTAAGTTCGATACTGAATGGCTGATGGAGATGGGCTTCAAGCTACCCCCATTCATCTATGATACTCTCCACGTTGAATACTTACTTTCCAAAGGGCAGCGCAGACCGTTGAGCCTGCAAGAGAGTTGCCTTCGCAATCATACTAAAAGCATTAAGAAGTCAGACCTTGTTGATGAGCTTTTCAAAAGCGGCACAGGCTTTGAGGCCATGCCTTTGGATGTGGTTTTGGAGTATGCAGAAGCTGATGTTAAAGCTACTGGGGAACTGTTTTTAGCCCAGCGCAAATTGTTAGAGCAAGATCATAACAAGTCTCTGCTGACTGTGATCCCACACATGATGAAGATGATGCTGTTCTTGTGTGAGATTGAGATGAACGGCGTAAAGATCGATACGGAAGCCTTAAACCTAGTAGAGCTTAAATTTAGGGCTGAGAAGGAACAACTAACCAATGATCTATCTCGCATCATAGAGCTTGTCATGGGTGACACTGTTATCAACATCAATTCAGGCAGAGATATGACCAAGGTTATATACTCCCGCGAGGTTTCTAACAGGGAAGCTCACATACAGACCTTTAACATTGGTACAAATGCGGCGGGTAAGTCTCTTAGACCTCCTTTTATGTCTGATGCTCAATTTGCAGACGCAGTGAGAGCTTGCACAAGCATTGTTATGCGTACACAGGCTTCTCAATGCCCAGATTGTAGTGGGGCTGGCTCTATCCAGAAATATAAAGTGGTTACTAAAATCAAGCTAGGTAAGAAGTACCGAACCACTGGAGAAGCCTACAAAAACCGTACAAAGTGCGCAGTCTGTGATGGCGCTGGTGCATTATATATCAGTACAGGAGTATCAGCGGGTCTCAGGATGTCACCAAAAGGCCCAAATGATGCAAGTGCGAACGGATTTAAGACCGATAAAGGGACTATTCTTGAACTGATCAAAAGGGCAGAGGCCAAAGGTAATCTGCAAGCCGTTGAGTTTCTAACTAAGATGTCCAGGTTGAAAGCAATCACCGTGTATTTGGATAGCTTCTGTGCTGGAATTAAAAGAGGGACCAGAGCCACTGGATTTCTTCATGCTAACTTCAATCAGTGTGTAGCAGCCACAGGTCGGCTGTCTAGTGGGGGCGGCATCACACTTAACCTTCAGAATATGCCAAAGCGCGGGTTTCCTGTCAGGGCATGTATCGTCAGTCGATTTGAAAACGGTCTGATATTGGAAGCGGATTACTCAAGTCTTGAATTTAGAACGGCCTGTGAACTCTCGAGAGATGCCCAAGGTATTGCTGACATCATTGAGGGCAAGGACATACACAAGCAGACCGCTAGTATCTGCCTTCAGAAAGATGCTTCTGAAGTTACTAAGGATGAACGTCAGGGCCATAAATGGGCGAGTTTCCAACCTCTTTTTGGCGGCACTTCATACGGCCACCCGCCTCATATCGGAGCTTACTTCGATGCCTTCTACAATATATACAAAGGTATATACGATTGGCATCAGTCTCTTATGAACGGGACTTTAAAGAACGGGACTGTGCAGACACCTAGTGGTCGGCAGTACTTTTGGCCTAACGTAGAGCGTACTCGCAATCAGCGCGTCACTAATGCAACTCAGATACTAAATTATCCGGTCCAAGGCTTTAGCGCAGACCTAGTTCAGCTATCTTGCATACGGGCATTTCGTTTATTTAAGGCTCGGAATTTACGCTCTAAGCTCATCTTAACCGTCCATGATTCCATTGTCGTAGACACCCATCCTGATGAAATAGAGCAAGTTAAAATTATTTTAACAGAGGCTATGACTAAGGTGGGAGAAGAGTCTGAAAAGCTGTTTAATTACAAGCTAGTAGTCCCATTAGATATTGAAATCTCAGGAGGTATTAACTGGTTAGATCAGGAGGAATATACTTGATTACGCCACTTAACTGTTGTATAATGAAAGTCCACAAGAAGGATATTTCTTAAATGACGGAATTAATGATACAAGAGAATGGTTTTAATATAGAAGAAATTAGCGCCGAACTAGGCGCTGCATCGGTATCGAATGGATTGGGGCCAAGTATGCCCGATCTAAAGATGAATTATGATGGCGAGAATGGGCCTATGGGCGCACTTTTTCTTAAAATGGGTAAAAATGGCAACTGTCAAGATAATGTCTATGCCAAAGGTGAGGTCAGGTTTCGGGCTTTTAGTAGCCACATTCAATTTCAACATTGGGGAGAAGATCGGGAATTAATCAACAAAAGCCTGTTAGTAAACAATAATAATGATGAAGCCCGGGACCAGCTTGGGGGCGTCCGTTGTAGCCTACCTAAATATGAAGATTTTTGGGCGCTAACGGAAGAGGGTCGTAAAGCACATACAGGAAAAGACCAATACCGTGTGGTTCGCGGTCTAGTGTCGTACACAGGTAATAAGCCGGATGGTACTGAAGTCACTATTGAAAACCATCCCTGTGTTTTTCAAGGAAAACGGAAAAACTACGGTAGATTTTATGAGGACGTAACCAGCAAAATGGCCCAAGGGGTTAACCTTTGGGATTTTGAAAGCATTCTTTCAAAAGACACCAAAACAAACGCCTACAAAAAGAAGTTCTACGTTTTGAGGTTTAACCCTCAGTTTGGCGAACCCATCGAAATGGATCAAATTACTTACGATAGTTTAACGCATGTCAGAAATCTTATTACTTCTGAAAACGCTCGTATTAACGGAGCTTATAAAGAAACGCATATGCAGAAGGAGGATGAAGAAGAAGCGGCTCGAATTATGGAAGCCGTGGATACGTTTGATGCGGATTTTGTCTGATGGGCATCATCGAAGGTATGAGCAATGAGGTATACCACGCAACGGCTGGTATATCCTCTAGCGCGGTCAAAGCCGTATACAAGAAATCCTTAGCGCATTGGAAGGGCGAGAAGAGGTCTCAAACAGCCGCTTTTACGATGGGAACAGCTATTCATAGCCTTCTCTTAGAAGAAGACAGAGACCTTGTTGTAAAAGGCCCAAAGACTAAGGCCAGCGCAGCTTTCAAGACGATGAAAGAGGAGCTTACTGAGGATCAGGTGCTTCTGACCGAAGTTGAGTACAACGTGGCTAATCGTATTGCTAAGGGGGCCTTAGACAACCCTACCTGCAAAGCTGCCCTACGGCACAAGGATAGGCGCAACGAGGTTAGTATCTTCGCTGAAGACCCCATCTCAGGGCTGATGCTCAAGACCCGACCTGATTTGATGATTGAGTCTGAACAGACTGTATATGACGTTAAAAGTACCCAGGACGCTAGCCCGAAAGGGTTTTCCTCAGAATGTTCTAAGTATGCGTACTTCATCCAAGGCTCTTTTTACGTTTATGTCTGTAAATTGGCTGGCCTAGACATTGAAGAGTTCAACTTCATAGCTTGTGAGAAGTCATCTCCTTATGTGTCTCATATGCATGTTCTAGGCCCAGAAGCTATGGAGTGGGCTACAGAACATATGCACCGTACCCTAGCTATTATGGCGGATGCTAATGCCAAGGAAGACTTTGGCACAGGCTGGGGCGATTATTCCATCTTGGAGAAACCCAAGTGGGGATAACCGTAGCCAGCGGTAAGCAAAAGGGGCGCAAACATCAGCAGTGGGTTAGAGACCAAATACTGGCTCTTTATCCCTCTGCACTTCTCCCAGACGATGTTAAAAGCACCTCTATGGGCGCTTCGGGAGAGGACGTACAACTTAGTCCCGCTGCCAGACGCCTCTTTCCATATTCCGTAGAGTGTAAGGCCCATAAAGCCTTCGCCTTCTACAAGATCATGGAGCAGGCCGCATCCAACTGTCCAAAAGGCGCAGAGCCTCTAGTCATCATTAAAGGTGACCGCAAAAAGCCACTTGCCGTTGTGGACGCAGAACATTTTTTCAAACTAACAGCCAAAGGTGATAAATGAAAATTCCACATAACACGATTCAACTAAATCTTGCGATAGATCAGGACACTGATGTTCTGGATATTAGTGTCGAATATAATCTCAGTGTCACAATGGGTGATGCTCAACAAATCTTCTACAAAAATATTATCAGCGGATTGATGTCTAAATTAAATACGGAGCTAGAAGCTTTTGCTTTTCAAGGCTCACTCTTACACGAACTTTCCACTTTGCGCTCAATTTTAGATGATGAGGAAGAGGACGAATTTGGCATCGAATTTGAAGCTGCTGAAGAATTACTAGAAGCAGTTAAGAAAAATAAAAATGAGAAAATTGTCGAGTTTAACGGCAAGAAGAAGCCGCACTGATGGCTAAGTGGGGGGAGATACCACCTCTGGCAGCAAGGCGACCTGCCGCTGATCCAGTGAACCAGCCGCCTCATTACAACAACTCTTCAATAGAGTGCATAGATGCAATGGCTGCAATGTCAGAAGGTACGAATATGCCTTCCCACGCCGCTTACTGTTGGCAGAATGCTTTTAAGTACCTTTGGAGGTTCCCCTATAAGCACAAATCAATTGAGGGTAGCCTCACTGACCTCCGCAAGTGCCAGTACTACTTAGACCGCCTAATTACGCAGCTAGAGGGGTCTGATACATGATCACGCAAGAAGATATCGATGCTTTCAAAGAGCCTGTACCTGATCGCATGCCTCGCACTTCAAGTATATTGGAAATGGTCCGTGACTTTGCAAAGAGGATGGATCAACCGCTGGATAATGTCTGGCCCACCAGTTTGAAATTAGAAGATTTGCGCTGGGCTATGATCCAAGAGGAATACACAGAAGCCTTTGATGAAAGCTGCAACCGTAGCAATGAAGAGGCCATGCTGAAAGAGCTAGCTGACCTTGTGTACGTTACTTTCGGATACGCCGCTACTTACGGATGGAACCTCGATGAGGCCGTCCGAAGAGTTCATCTATCTAATATGTCCAAATTAGGGCTGGACGGAAAACCCCTGAAAAATCCTGAAGGCAAAGTCCTAAAGGGTCCAAATTATCAAAAATGCAATCTTTCAGACTTAGTAAAGACAAATCTTGGATCATATTGACCTGTGTTCAGGGATTGGTGGATTTGCGCTGGGCTTTGAATGGGCTGGACTGAGCAAACCTGTTTTGTTTTGCGACATAGAACCTTGGAGCCGCAAAGTGCTGAAAAAGCATTGGCCCAATGTGCCGATTGCCTCTGATGTTAAGGAACTTGCTAGTGACCCAGAAAGACTTATTCCTCAAACAGACCCCCGAAACACAATCCTCACAGCAGGATACCCCTGCCAACCGTTCAGTGTTGCAGGAAATCAAAAGGGCGCAGAAGATAATCGCCACATCTGGCCGTACATCCTCGAAATTGTTGCACATAAAAGACCCGCTTGGTGCGTTTTCGAGAATGTTTATGGTCACATCGGGTTGGGTCTCGACCAAGTCTTGTTTGACTTGGAAGCTGAAGGCTACGCCAGCAGGACGTTTATTGTTCCAGCTTGCGGTGTCGATGCCCCCCAAAGAAGAGACAGACTTTGGATTGTGGCCCACTCCGACCACGAGAGATCACAAGGGCGGCTATATCGGGGGTCGGATACGCAACGGAAAAATCAGCATGGATACTCTGGATGTGGCGGTGCAATGGACCGACAACCAATCCAAGACAGGTGGGCAACTGAACCCTCAGTGGGTCGAGTGGCTCATGGGATATCCAAGCGGGTGGACCGACTTAGAGGATTAGGCAACGCGATTGTCCCTCAAATTGCCCAGCGCATAGGTGAGACAATTCTTAAAAATAACCAATAAATTAATAGGAAGCACTATACATGAGCAACTATCTACCAACAGACTATCAAACTTTTATCGCCACAAGCCGTTATGCCCGTTGGTTAGATAAAGAAAATCGCCGTGAAAACTGGGGGGAGACTGTTGATCGGTATATGATGAACATCGTCCATCAAGCTTTACCTAATTGGATACCTTCTGAAGATTTCAAAGATTGGCACGATACTTTGGGTGACTTGGAAATAGAAATTCGTGATGCTATTTTAGGCTTAGAGGTAATGCCCTCCATGCGCTCCCTTATGACGGCTGGCCCAGCGGCTGACCGTGATAATACGTGCATGTACAACTGTAGCTACATAGCTGTGGACGATAAAGTAGCCTTTGATGAGGCCATGTTTGTACTGCTGTGCGGCACAGGCGTAGGCTTTAGCGTAGAGCGTCAATTTATTGATAAACTTCCGGTAGTACCTAAGCTAACCTGGAGTGATACTGTTGTCGTGGTTAAGGATAGCAAAGAAGGATGGGCTAAAGCTTTCAGGACGTTGTTAGCGTTGCTTTGGGCGGGTGAAATACCAAAGTGGGATATGAGTAAAGTTCGTCCCGCAGGGGCTAGGCTGAAGACATTCGGAGGTAGGGCATCAGGCCCAGCGCCATTAATTGATCTATTTAACTTTGCAGTCACTACGTTCAAAGGCGCACAAGAGCGTCAGCTATCCAGCCTCGAATGCCATGATTTGATGTGCAAGGTAGGCGAAGTGGTGGTAGTTGGCGGGGTGCGGCGTAGTGCTATGATCTCCTTGTCTAATCTATCAGATGATCAGATGCGTCATGCCAAATCTGGAGAGTGGTGGGACGATGAGGCAGCGGGTATTAAACGACACGGTTATCGTGCCTTAGCTAACAACTCCACAGCCTATACCAAAAAGCCAGACGCCCTGTCATTCATGCGAGAATGGACTTCATTAATTGAGAGTAATTCAGGAGAGCGTGGTATCTTTAACCGTCAGGCTGCTAAGAACCAAGCGGCTAAGAATGGTAGGCGTAAATCAGATGAAGAGTTTGGCACAAATCCTTGTTCAGAAATAATTTTATTGTCAGGGCAAGTGTGTAATTTAACAGAGGCTGTAATTCGTGCAACTGATAGTCTGAAGGATATAGAGCGCAAGGTACGCATAGCTACAATCTTGGGTACTATACAAGCTACCTTCGTTAAGTTCCCGTATCTTCGTAAAATTTGGACTACTAATACGTCTAAAGAAAGACTTCTGGGCGTGTCGCTCACGGGCATCATGGATAACCCTCTTCTGACGCTATCCAATAAGAAACTTGCTGAAACATTAGAACATCTTAAACAGGTAGCCGTAGATACCAATAAGTTGTGGGCTGAACGGTTAGGCATACCTCAGTCGGCTGCTATATCTTGCGTCAAACCAAGTGGAACGGTGAGCCAACTTGTATCATGCGCCAGCGGGATTCATGCGCGACATTCTCCGTATTATATCCGTACTGTTCGTGGTGATAACAAAGACCCTCTGACGCAGTTCATGCAGGATCAGGGTATACCGTCAGAGCCAGAGATGCAGAAGCCCGACAAGACTACAGTTTTCAGCTTCCCGGTGAAATCACCTGAAGGCTCTGTCTGTACAAAAGACATGACTGCTATTGAGCAACTAGATATGTGGCTAATGTATCAGCGCCACTGGTGCGAACATAAGCCATCTGTAACTATAAATGTAAAAACGGATGAATGGCTGGAAGTAGGGGCATACGTTTATAAGAATTTTGATGAGATGTCTGGCGTAAGCTTCCTACCGTTCAGTGAGCATATCTATCAGCAAGCTCCTTATACGGATGTTGAGAAAGAAACCTATGATGAATTGCTTGCAAAGATGCCAAAGCGTATCGATTGGAGTAAATTATCGGAGTATGAACTGGAAGATCATACCTCTGGGATGAGTACAATGGCGTGTAGTGGAGACTCATGTGAAATTGTAGATATTTCAGCATAAGCTCATGTTTTTCATAAAAAAAGCCTACAAGTGCTTGACCTGTAGGCTTACATTTATTATACTGAAATAGAACAGATTGAACGTGATTGGTCACCTGTTCGTTGGTTGAAACCCCCTGCTAGAAATAGTGGGGGGTTTCTTTTATTGTGGCAACGCTTCTTCCATCTGTTGGTCTAGGCTAGAGGGTAAGTTGTTAGGGTCTACCTCACCATCCCCTTCTAAAGCACCTACAGTCGCAACTCTTGGTTTAGTCACTGTATTAACAGTCCCAGAAGCCACATACTTTGTACCATCCCAGATATAACTTAGGGGTGCGCCTATAATGCCCTTTTCTTTAAACCTTGTCTGTATTCTACCCAGACCTTCTTTTATCGTGTCAGTCGCCCGTAACTGGATGGTGGGGTTTTTAGAAATATAATCCCGTAACAAATTAGGATTTAATAATAGAAACTCCATCTGCTCCCTTTTCTTCCGCCTTGGTAGTTTATCCACTAAATTCTTCATAAATGCGGAACCAATAGAAGCTGCCTGAAGGCTTGCATTACCTTTGCCAAACAGCACCCCTACGTTAGCCCCAGCTAGACGGGCAATATTATTTACCATCATCTCAGAGTCCTGCATAATTTGATTGAATTGGTTAGGCTCGGCAGTACTTTTCTTTATTCGTATGGACTCAAACATCAATGTAGCTACGGCCTCGGCAGTATCGTCATCCATTAGGCCGTTTTGAATCATTATATCCATGCGAGTTGTACCCGCTGATGCAGTATCCAAGGGAGCAAATAGTTGGTTAGACAGACTAACGAAGTCTAGTTCATCCCCCTTTGTTGCGGAAGTTATCATCATATCAAACGTAGATGCGCGTAATTGGTCTAAAGCTTCGGCAGGGTCTTCCCCTTGGCGTACTGCGGCAGTCCGAATGTCTTCTGCCAATTGGGTAAACCGCTGACCGGGGTTATCAAGCGCAAATACTTCAGCTACTGAATTGTTGAATTTCTCAGTAGTACTAAACTTATCTACCTTAGCCACTAGAATAGCGGCATCTTCCTGTGCCTGTACTAACTGCACAGCCCTTGTCTTAATGGCAGGAAAGCGTTCTACTAAGTCGGAATTATCAGTAAGGAAGCGGTTAAGGGCTTCGGTAGTAGGAATACCTGATCTATCTGCACTATCCGCAAGGTTTCGGATCATATTCTGCAAAGCAACCGATTGGGCGGCATTCATATCGGCCCCCAAAGACATTCCTTCGGGCATAGGCATCAACTGCCCATATACTTCTTCGTTGTCCAGGGTGTATATGCCCTCTTCGGGATCATCCTTAAAAGTATCCTGCCGTTTATTCTTCTCAGTAGTCCCTCGCTGCCATGAAGCATCCTGTCTACGCTTTCTATCGGGGCCGGGAAAGTCGGTTGCGTCTGCGTCCCTACCACCGGGGTTGGCAGGGTTATATGTAATATTACCGTCTGTATCTATTGTGCCAAATTCATCAACAGACCTCGGAGCATCATCCGCGCCCATTGCGCTGGGCCTTTCGTAAAAGGCTCGTCTGAACTGCCTAAGTGAATCGGCCATACTAGGAGTATCAGGGGCCACAGGAGCAGCACTAGGGGGCTGTACGTCAGCAGCGGCTTTCTTTGCTCCTGCTATATTTAGATCAATCATTTGCTGGCGTTCTGTACCGAAAGAGGCTGCATCAGTCAGGTCTGAGGCCTCTTGTGCATCGCGTAAGTTAAGATTGGTTTGATCAGGTGTTCCTGCTGTAGCACTTTGCATAGTAAGTCTAGGGTCTTTAGCTGTACCTCCCCCGGAGGCAGAAGCTAAGGTATCCTTTATCCAGAATCGGTTATAGGTCTCGTTTAATTTAAGACTGAACTTCCTAGCCATATCGATGACATCTTTATCAGGGCCATCGATTGCATTTAATACATCGATTAATGAACCCGCAATTTCGTCATATCGATCAGCAGTTTTAAATTGACTATTGCCACCAGCTTCCCTTGCAAGCTCAAGAAAATAACTGCGCTGCTTTAGAATTTCTCCTGCACTAAGGGCTTCCCCTGACTTGGCCCGTGCCAGTAGGTTACTTAGTACTGTATTAGCTTCACCTGACGCTACGTTAGCGCCTTCTGGCATCTTAGCTTGCTGCGCCCTAATTGACTTTGCAACCTCCGATACATCCACAAGGGTGTCTTTATTAATACGGTCCCACCAGAATGTTTCTGCTTTCCGTAGATTAGTTTTACCCTCTCGGAGAATAGACTGTACCGAAACTGACGCCGCTTCCATGTCACCTTTAGGTATAGTCTTTAATACATCCTGAATGGCTTGGGATTTATCTAACATCTCTTTCTGTAAGATGTTTTGTATATAACGGGCTTGCATTATCTCACCCGCACGGCGTGTGCCTTCGTTTTTTAGTAGTTGACTAGATAAAGTCCACATACCTGCAAGAGCTTCGCCAATTTGCGTATTTACGGCTGTTTTAAACTTCTCACTAGATTTCATCAATGAGTTTTGTATACCTAAAAGTCCGGCGTTATCAGTACCTGTGCCTGCGGGAAGTGGTGCAAATCCCTGACTTTTTTGTGATTCGCTCAGTGCTTTTAGAACGGCTTCAACTTCGTAACTCTCGGCCTCTGTTTTTAGTGCTGTGGCGTCTGCATCTCTCCCTTCGTTGGTGGCTACCCTAGCTTTTTCTAGAATTTCGGCTTTGGCTGCGTCAATTGAAATCAAAAACTCTTGCCCAGCAGCTTTCCTAGTTGCTTCAGTACTCATTCCACTAAATATTGTTTTTACACCACGGGTAGCCATACCCAAGGGAGTTACGTTGTAAGCCGCCTTAGCCGCAGCAGGTACTAGACTTACCCCTACAGCCCCAATTACTTCGCCACCCATTGCCCAGTAGGGGTTATCAGGAGCTAGGGACTCGGCAGTACCAGCACCAATAGCTCCACCTAAGATAGCTACCGCTTCACCTCCTGCAAATGCCGCAGGGTTCTTAGCCATCTGAGCCAGAAAAGGGTGCATGTTAGGGGTTGCGGCTAGTTTGACTGCATTTGTGAGGGCTAATTTATATAAAGCCGCCGCAGGAAGAGCATTTTCCCCTACACTCCGGCCCCCTTGATACAGAAACCTATACTCTTCTGGGATTTCCCGTTTGCTGTCGGGTATGTCAAACCCAACCTCTCTTAACCCCCTTCTAAGGCCCATAGAGCCTAAAGGATGACCTCCCTCTGAAGCTGCATAAGAACCTTTCATATCTTCAGGCTCAAGGCTTAGGTTAGTACCTAGAACAGCATTAATACCTTTTCTACCGCCTTGTTCCAGCTTTCTCGCAACCCAGTTGGCTAAATCTACAGGGATACCTGCAAAGTTTGTAAGACCTGTATTAACGCCCATGACGGTTGCCGTTGCCGCTCCAACATCCCTAACCGTTTTCCCAGTAAGTAAATAATCCATAATCTCTTGGGGGACTACGCCTTTTTCGACATCCGCAGCAAAGTCGTACGGCTTGCCATCTACTTCTAGAATGTCTGTGCCGCCTTCGTACATAAGAGTGATGAGGTCTTCAGCGGTTACTCCTCGCTGCAATTCTTCAAGAAAACCTTTAGCGTTATAGTTTTCCCCCGTAATCTGAGGTTCTACTTGCGCTTCGTCTAGGGCCGCATCAGTATCGGTATTTTCAGCCGCAGTATCTTCCGCAGGCTCATTTCGGGAAAGCAATTCTTGTTGGAAAGGGTCGTCACCGGGAAACCTGGGTACAAAAGCAGGCTCTTGGACTTCAGGTGCTTCAACTACAGGTGCTTCAACTTCAGGTGCTTGAACCACAGGTGCTTGAACCACAGGCTCTTGGACTATAGGCTCTTGGACTATAGGTGCTTGAACCACAGGCTCTTCAACTATAGGTGCTTCAACTACAGGATCAGAGAAAAACTTCTCTGTGATCATGCGCTGTTCTTCATCAGAGGGCGTGTCTCCCGCAATGTTAACTAGGACACGACCTTCTTGCGGGGTATCTACATAAATCTGACCCATTAATTATCACCTCCAAAGGTGTAGACTGGAATGCCATCTTCTGACGTAGAGGTTTGCGTCAGGTTGTTATTCGGTACTGCATCAGGGGCGGTAACTGTTTCTGTAATATTCAGACCCGATGTTACTTTCACTTTGGCCTTGGTTTCGGCGTCCTGCCACGCAAGGAAAAGATTACCGTAAGATTCATATAACGGTTTTAGTGCATTAAGCTGAATAAATGCTTTTGATTTTGCAGTGGGAGTAGTTCTCCCGTCTAAAGTAAGCTGCAAAACGTCCATTTGCCTGCGTAATTCGCTTACAGTACCTTTCAACTTCTGTTTTGCTTCAGTTTTACTTTCAAACAAAGTAGCCGCTTTAGGTAAATTATCTAGAATAAGATTCTTGTTCATAACACTGTCGCGAGAGCCTTCGATAGCCACCGATATACTACGCATAGCTGCGTTATTTAGCCCCTTAATATATGTTTGCATTTGAATTAACTCTGGGAAGGTCTCCCAACCAACAAGGGCCGTAGTATTAGACGCTGCCCACTTTAGGAATGCACCTGACCCAAACGCCTTACGCACATCCAGATTACCCCCAGGGGTTTTCTCCCTGTCCATAAAGGCTTGTGATTCAAATAAGTCTTCACGAGACACGGTAATTTCTTCGCCATTAACAATCGTTTTGAAGCCAGTTTGACTAAGTTGGGTTATATTAGCCGCTATCTCTGCAACTGGGGTCTGAATCTCAGCAGGAGCCGAAGCTGAGAAACTATCAAAGTTCATCACAGTTCTGTCGCCAGTAATTGGATCAGCAACTATTTGGGTTGTACCGCCGACCGTAGCCCTAGCAAAAGCCTCCTCTACACCACTATCCAATAGAAATTGTAATTTAGCTTCTTGATTAAGGGTAGTATTATTAACCCCTACTAGACCCGCTATCATTGAAGGTAGGGTATCCTTTAGAAACTTTTGTCCTTCGGCTTCTAAAGTGGGGTCACCAGATTTAATATTTTGGTTAGCCTTAAATATCTCACCAGCTACAAATTCGGCATTAAAGGTAGGTGCATCAGGAGTCTTAGCAGACTGATCCTTCCAAGTGGTTTCCCAGTTGGTCAAAACATCTATAAGCTCCTGACCTGTTTTGCCTGTATTCTCAGGCAGAGCTAGATGCGCTTTAAGAGCTACCTGATAGGTATTAATGTCTTCTCCTTCAGCAATCAATCCTTCAGCCTTCGCCAGTACGGCACGAACCCGTGTGAAACTTGTCATTTTTTCTGGGGTGTCAAATACTTCTGGTCCCGCCGCCGCTACAAAGGCATCTACTTCGGTTGTTGAGTTCCATGTTCTACCTGTAGGGTCTAAAAGCTCTGATAGCTTGGCATCCTCTGCTATTTTGACCCTAGAGTTGTACATATCTTGAACAAGTTGTAAAACATCGGGTTGTTCAGTAAGAATACCCGTATCGATAATAACCTTTAAGTCCTCGACAGGTAATTGTAGAAGTTTATCGTCCTCATACCAATTAGGTTTCTGGGTTATATCGGTAAAAATCTTCCACGTAGTCTCTATAGAAGCCATAGCCCCAGAGTCAGGGATTTTAATCGACTTACCATCTTCACCTACTGTGAAGAAACCTTTTTCTTTATAAACAGCTTTCAAGAAACGCTCTTTAGTAGTCAGCTTTTGTTCAGCCTCTAAATCATTCTTATTTACTTTTTCTAGCGCCAGACCGCGCAATATTATGAGGTTTTTCAGAGATGCGACGTTTCGCTCATAGAACGGATCATTCTCATCTAACACGCCTTGGACTTTCATTGCTGCGTCATACCATTCTACGCCCTTATCCAACTCTTGGGAAAGTGCTTGTAGGTTAAATGAGTTAGCTAAGGCGTCCTTGCGTGAAAGTGCGATACGGATATTCTTACCAAACTTTGTATCCTCTGCATGAACGGAAGCGTAAAGATTCAAGTCACTGACTTCTTCTAATATCAACTTATCCAGATCATTAAATATATCTGAGTTTTCTTCTTCCGTTTCTTTAACAGCCCTTATAGCTTCAACTATTTTAACTTCGTCTTCCGTTAAAGAGACAATGTTTAAGACTGTATCCAAACCTACCTTTTCGCCATCGCCATTAACTGGCAAAGCCATAAGCTGCTTCCGTGTGTAACCACCCGCTACTTTAAAAAATTCCTGTCCTACAGCCCAAGCTTTTATGTCTAAAGCGTCAGGGTCACTCTCACCCCTCTTAGGATCGGTGACTATTCTCTGATATATCCCTTCCCAATTATCTTTTCTGAGGTCTCCCGTATCAAATCGGGGTTTTGTATAAGGCTCTAAGGTAACTTGTGTTTCGCCAAATACAGGAACCTCTTCGTAATTCTTCTCAGCATATAAAGATTCTTGCTTGGCATCCGACAACTCTAAATCAATCATTTGCTGGGCTGTTGTAGCGTAATCTGTAGGCTTGCCGTCAGAGTCTTTTTCGTTGGCAATCCTTTTAAGGTCTTCAGGCCCTACGGGCCTCCGTTCTTCGCCATACGCTTGGATACTATTATCCCATGTAGTGGTACTATACATCGGTCCTGTAATAGGTGACTCGTCAGTAGGACGCTGTGCGGGTGGCTGGTTGAGGTCAGCACCTGAAATGGACAACAATTCCGTACCCACTTGCTGCGGGGTGAAAGATAGTTGATTATTCTTTATTAGTAATATAGTATTTTCTACTGTATCATTGTAATCATTATCACTCGCAACGAGATTTTGTCTAAAATAATCTATTACTTTAGCGTTTGAACCTGCGTCAGAACCCGCAAACTGATTAGCTAATCTAACCGCATTAGTTTCAATCTTTTTAGCTAATGTATCTTCAGCATCCTGCTTGGCTTTTATACTCCGTGCGGCAACTCTCGCTTCTTGCCGCTTGACCCGCTCTTCTTGCCTTTTCTCTTCGTCTTGTTTTTTAAGTCCGTAGGTTAGTTCGTCAAAAAACCCAGCAAACGGGTCTACCTTCTTCTTAAATGAGCCTGCGGATAATCCCGCCCGTACATTAGCTTTCTCTGTCTTAAAGCTCATCTTGTGGTTCCTCTTCTACCATCGCACCTAGCATCGCCGCCTGTTCATCCTCAGATGCTGACATCTGGTCAGGCATAGCCATGAGACCTTCTGTAACGGCCTCTGGTGCGTCTTCTTCAATCGCAGGCTCTTCCTCCACAACCGGTTCAGGTTCATCCATGATGCCCAGAGAGGCTTTTAGCAAAGTAGGGGTGATAATCACACGATCCTTGTCCTCCACTCCCATCTCATATTTAATTCCGACATCTTTAGCTGCAATCTCAATGTAACGGGCGAGGGGGCCTGCAATTAGGATAGCTAGGTCAATGCCTATTTTACCTTTACTAATAGCCTGTAGAAGTAGCGTAGTGACTACTGTGGTGATGTGTGCATCGATGCCCAGCATCGCGTAGACAACTTCGATTTGTTCAGGTTCATCAATCCGGTCAATCATGTAGCTAATAGCTACATCATAATCGACTAGATCAGGTGGCCTGTGCCATGAATAATTCTTTGTGTCCGAAGTAAAATTCCCGCCGGGGATTGGAGCCTCAAGCCTCATCTTCTAGCTCCTTTTCTTCTTTGGACTTTTTGCTGTCCGTAGGTTCATCCAACAAATCTTCTTCTAGCTCATCAAAATATTCAGGTGTGTAGAACAGACCTTCTTCTGCCAGTTCCCCGGTCTTCATGGGCATCTTGCCTTGCAAGAAAACCTTGATAGATTTCTTAACTGCGTCATCAAATGTCATTTTGAATTATCCCATAATTTACCCGAAGATATCCGTTGTGATCTTCTACAACAGCTTCTGGATGTGTCTTCTGAACTTCTTGGGCAAGTACCCCAAAGGTTGGGTGTTTATTTGCACCGACACGTTTACCTTCCGCATTCCAATCCCAGGTGTAGAAATTTATGCCATTAAGGGTATCATAATGCTGGATATTTTCTTTAAGCCGTATATCTGAAGGTAATATAGATGACAGCCATGCAGAGCCGCTAGTAGAGCCAAGGAATGCACCTCCTAATTGCATAATGCCGCTTAAAAATCCGCCGCCAGAACTCTGGCCCGATTGTGCAGTCATCTGGGCAGTAAGCAGTCTAAGCTCTCGCTCCATTTCGTTGTCAGAAGTTTTCCAAATGTAGTCGAGCAGATTATCTGCGCTGTCCCAGAGTGCGTTCTGAGCCTCTTGCGTCAGGTCAAGGGCAGATTTAACGTCAAATGTATGGGCATCTACCATATTCTGATTATTGGTAGTCTCCACCGTCTGCCGCCACTTTGCATTACTGATATCGATGTTATATTGCATAGAGGAGAGAAACTGTTGACGGTCATTTTTTATATCGGCATTGAACTGAGCCGCATCATTTATTTCACCCGCATTGAATTTTTTCAGGGCGTTCCGTTCAGAGGAATTATGCCGCTCTACCGAATTTTGTAGTTCAGAATAAAACTTATTCATGTCGTTTTCGGTTGTGGCTGTGAACAATCGCTCTGCATTTACTGCGCTAGTATTATCAAACATAGCTTGTACAAGAGCCTGCTTATTGACTACTTCCGCCTGCTGTTCGTTGTCGAGATTGGCGAGGTCCATCTGCATAAAGCTCTTGGCATTTTGAACAGCGGCTTGTGATCGGGCGTCTAGGTTAGCCATCTCCAAATTAGACAGTACATTAGCTTTGTTAATTACAGCTTGCTGGCGGTTGTCTAAATTTTTAGTGGTAAGAGTCTGAAAGAATGTTGCGTCCTTCTCAGCAACTCCCAGCGTAGCTTCCATAATCGCATTACTGAAGGCCGATATTGCCGCTGTACCAGTGATACCGCTGAAGGCTATCGACTTACTTGCATCTCGGTGCATAGCCTGCGCCCAAGGTGGAATTATTGGCTCATTATTTGAATCGCGGAACTCCGCAGAGATAATTTTCATCTGCCCTAAGACCGTGGCCTTTGAGTCAGTGTAATTACCGGAGCCAAGCTTCTGTGCTAGTAACTTACCTGCGACAGTAGAGGTGTCTATTATTTTGGATATGTCCTGCGAGGCGAAGTCATTCAGAGCCTCGCCCAACACACTGCGCGTACCGTCTGCATTTACACCTGTAGCCGCACCCTCCATGTCGATGGTGTACTCTTCGGCGTCTACAATAGCGTCAGGACTAACCGTACCTGTGGCAGCGTCAACCATTTCGTTGTCGGTCAGTGCATTCATTTCAGCGGTATAGGTTGCGGAGCCAGGTTGAACTACATCCGCAACCCTGGAAACTTCTCCCGTACCTGTAGCGGTAAATCCTTCGTTATCCCCCAGCCCATATTCTGATTTAGTAGCGTCTAACGAAGTACCCGCTACCGTTGGGTCTAGTGAAGGAGTTAAGTCAGCAAGGTTTAAATCTCTATCGTCTAGAAATTTATTAGGGTCGGCCATGATAGACTGCATGTCTTCGGTGTTAGAAGTAACCCCTGCATCATCTGCCATGCCTGCAACTGTTTCCGCAGAGGTAAGTTGATTAACGGCTTCCTCGCCATCTTTGGCATTGTCTTCAGCTTCTTGCAAGATGGCATCGGCAGTGTCGTTATCATCCTCACTTGCGGCCTTCTCAGCGAGTACCTGGTAGCCCGTTTTTTCTGTACCTTCGACTATCTGCGACAACTTATCGACGGCGACACCGGCAACATCTGCAACCTCATAGGGCTGACCAAGATAGTTATAACTGTATGTGAATCCCGTCTCTGGATTTTGATATACCTTTTGGATAGCCCCAGAGGCCGTTTTTAAATCACCGATTGCTTGAGTTGCAGGGTCTAGGCCGTTTGCCCAACCTGCAAGCTTACCGATTATGCCTAGCGGGTTTGCGAAGCCTGCCGCCGCCTTCAAACCAGATGGCGCTTCCCCAAATACCATTTTGGCTGTGGTTTCAGTGTTGGTTCCTGCACTGTTTGCGCTGCCTGTGTAGCCCTTACCGTCATTATCCGTTGAGGTTCCAAAAGTGCCGTCTTCGTTCTGTTTAACTACACCACCGCCGCCGACTTCGCCATCTTTATCGTAGGTCAGCGTACCGCCAACATAAGAAGCTCCATCGCTCTTTGTGAATGTATTAGCCAAGCTTTCCTTGAAGCTATTACCGTCCCCAACTGTATCTGCCCATATGCCCATTAGTTAACCCTCTTCTTTTTTTCGATTATTGAGTAACTGCAAATGGGCTACCGAGGCCTGCGGGGACAGGGTTGCCTGACTGTGCATTAGCTCCAAGACGAAGCTGCGAAAGACTGTTTTGATAATTAGCCTCTGCGGCTGCTGCGGCTTCTGAAAGTTGCTGATCTCGGATTGCTGCTAATTGAAGCTGCTGGGCCTGAAGCTTCTGGCCTACATTGTCGTTATACATGGCAGCATTATCAGCCATTTCGTCTGCAAAGTTAGACTGTGCCGAAGCTAAATCTCGGCGATTGTCTTGCGCAAATTGAGTATCATCCGAATAACGATCTATGTAATCGTCAAAAGTAGACGCTTGAGTATCAATCCCTGACTGCATTGCCGCCTGATTATCTAAAGATTGCCCAGCATATATGTCGGCTGTATCGCCCATTGTATCTAACGTTGCTCCAAGACCTGTCTGCCCCGCCATCACGTTAGCCTGAGTTTCCGTTAGCTGGTCTGTGGCAGCACCGAAACCTGCATTGAGAGCTTCTCCTGTATCCGCAAATTGTGTATTTCGATCTGCTTGAGCAGCGGCGGCTTGTGCAGACCTATCAATCTGTGCGTCTGAAAAACCAGCGGATTGTTGTACGAAACCTTGATCTACAGCGCTCTGAACATTTCCTACATTTTGATCAACTGTGTTAAATCTATTGCCCATTTGGTCAAAGCCACCAGACAAATTTGAATTTACCGCATCAAAATTCGTGTTAGACTCTGTGTTGTATCGGCCCATTGCATCCGCAACATTAGCAAATCCTGTGTCAAATCTACTATAGTCTATGACAGGAGCTGCAGCTACAGCCGCCGCAGAGCCAGAGGTGTTTGCGCTAGAGCCAGAAGAGCCAGAGGTGTTTGCTCCAGAGCCAGATAGGTTA